AAATTGCCCCGTTGATACTTTCCACTCCGAAGCCATTATCATTAATATTATCTTTTATCTCTTTGAGGCTTTTAACGTGAAAAGGCTTCATTTCAATACAGGCGTTACCGCCTCCCCAAGCTGTTAAGTCTGAAATTCCCTTTATAACATAGTCCGTAAAGTTTAAAGTGATACTTTTCATTGTAGTATACCTCCATTGTTTTAAGTGTTTTATAGTACTTTTCCAGCGTTTTCCTTCGATAATTCTTCCCCACAATTACAGCACTCTATTACATCTTCAAGATATTCTACCTCATTTTCAGTATTACAATAAGCACAAACTAAAATATTCATGTTATATCCTCCCTTGTTTTTTAAAGATTGATATTAAAATACCTTAAATACAATACTATTTACAATATTTAAAGCTTTAAAAAGTATAAACCCATAAAAGCATAATACCCCAAGTATAAAGAGTATAACATATCTCATAGTGTATCACCTCCCTTTATTTTATTGTAGACAAGCTTTGACAAATTTATCGCTTTTAAAATTGGAATTAGTCCTTGCCAATTCAACTTTAAAATTGCTTATAATATCATTGGCAAGGGTTACTTTATCCGCACTTGTTTTTATTGCCTTGTTTATATAATTAGCTATTAAAATATAATCTTTGCGTGTCATAGTTTTATACCTCCCTTGTTAAAATGTTATTAAGTTAGTCTTGTTTATCCTCTTTTATTCTATGGCCAAGATTCAAGAGTGATATTTTAATGGCTTGCTTTTCTCTTTTATCATCGGCTAAAGTATAATCAATTTCAAGCTTTTTTACTCTTGTATCATCCTTATATAGGCCTATCGCTCTGTCAAGATGTGACATAGTATCACCTCCTTATATTTTAAAATAATGTATTAAATATCCCTTGATACTCTTTGATACCATTAGCTTATCAATCCAATAAAACTTATTACAATCATCAAAACAATTAATTAAGTCTATATACTCTTGTATAGTGTCCGTGTCCATGTTTTTCACCTTCCTTATATATTACATAGTTTAAGACTGGATAACAAATCATTAGTAACATTATATTTTATCCCCGTGATAATGATGTTATCTTGTTTTTTTATGGCCTTGATTATATCCTTCTCATTATCCTTTAATAGTGTATAGCTGGCCTGATATAGTTTATCCCTTGTCAATGTATCTATATCCTCATAAGGATAATATACTCTTAAATACAAAGTATCATTATGTATAATACCTCTTATGTATTCATTAAATTGGGATTGCCTACCTCTATTATATAGCTGGATAGAATGAGATTGACTCCCAGATATATAATCTTTGGTATAGGGATTATAACTTATTCTGTATTCATTCATGGGATTATATCCTTGTTATTCTTGCCATATATGCGCTTGTTTATTTTGTTAATATCTGCAATCCTATTTTAAATACTCCATTATAAAAATATTCATTATCTTTTAAGGCTGTATCATTATAAAAGCTTTTATTTGTACTATTTTCATTTAAATCATTATCGCTTTTAACTTGTATTTCTTTAGCCAAGTCTGAATTGAGATATAAGGCTAAATTATAAATGTTTAACAAATAAATATTATCCTGATAATGTTTAATAAAATTTAATGTATTATCATATGTTTTCTTGTTTTCACCAATAAGGCCTATAATAATATTAGGAATTATCTTTACATCCAATTTAATTAATTGATTCATAGCCTTGTCAATTATCCTAATATTTTGTGGCTTTTTTAAATCTTTCAATAAATCATTGTTATAGGTTTCAATTCCCAATTCACAAGCAAATATATGACTATGTTTTATTACATCAATGAAAGCTTGTTTTAAAATCATATTGCATGTTGTTTGAATAATGAAGCCTTTAAAATCTGGATTATAGGCCTTTATGCGCTTATAAATTAATGGTAACAATTTATAATTATCGCATTGTCCTAGTGTCTTATCATTCAAATAAACAAGCTTAAATCTTAAATCTTTAAAGGCTTTTATTTGTTTGATTATATCCCTTTTGTTTATTTCTGTTATTTGTTTTTCGACTATACAAAGTTTACATCTGTTAGTACATCCTTTTGATAGTGTCAATCGTGGAATTGTTTTATATCCTTTAAATAGTGAATAGTCTAAATTATAAATATAAGGCAATCCCAAAAATTCAATAAAGGCCTTTATACTATCAAATATTTTTACATTATTATAGGCCTTAAAGCCTTCAAAATTGATATAACCACCCAATATAAAAAGCCTATCAGGACAAGCTTTTATAATCTCATGTATAAAAGCCTTATTCACATCTAAAACTGAAAAACAAATATAATCAGGATTGACTATACTTATCTCATTTATTGCCTTTTGAATATCATCAATTATTAATAATTTACTGATATAATTATCTTCTATACTTCCTTTAATCTCTGCAATCCACAAAGGCAATTCAAAAAAACAATCTGATTTATAATAACCGTCAATCTCTTTATGCTTATATATTCCAGTATAATAGCAATCGGCTATACTCTTTTCATAATTGCCATTGATAAGGTTATTGTGGAATTGACAAAATAAAATAGTTTTCATGGGATTATCTGGTATACATTTAATACTGGTAAACATACAGTATATTTAATTAAACATATAAATAATCTCAGACTATCTTTCCAATAACCTTTGATAAGGCTTTCCCATTTTATAGGGATATACACTTTGATTATTTCTTTCATGTTCTCACTTTCGTTATTGTATATTATCTATATCCTTGAATATTTCCTCTTTTATACTCTGGAAATGCCAATACAATATTATATCATAATCGGCCTTTGTTTTGGCTTTGATTATATCTTGTATTTTCTCATTCCTACTTTTATTTATAGTGTATGTCATTTCTTCCCTCCTTGTTTGTTTATGTATAACATCAAATATAGGCTTTGTCAATGGTAGGACAAATATTTTATTGTTTATAACCTATTGGAAATCAATACCTTATAAACTATGTTAAAATATTTATTGCCAATAAAATAAATATATCTGCAATCCTTCCCTATTATATACGCCTTGTTCATATAGCCTATATGCCCGCAGGTATTCCATGCCCTATATAATAATACTAATATAAATATAATTATCTATAAATACTATATGTATATATACTATGTATAGGTGTCCAGAAAACGCTTCCTTTATTTTGGGGGTGGGTACTCAAATATTAAAATTCGTACAGCTTTTCCCATATTTACCATAGTTCATAAATCTAATAATACCAACATGTTACAAACTATGTATACTTAAGCTGGACAAATAGCCACAAAAATTCCCCAAAAACAAAATCCCAACCATTTCGTTATAGCCAACGCAATGGTCATAAACCCCAGGCCCAACCAAACCCACACTAAAACGCAAGTCAACTGCACACTCTTTCATCTTAAATTCCTTTTACTGGCACGTTAAGTAAAGGAGGTTACAATATTTATTTTATGAGTCTTTGGCTTACCGTTCTTAGTGGCTTCTTAAATTTACGAAAACATATATGGGTGATTTCCTCTATTATATTTATGGCAGCAAATTCAGTAAAATTGGGGGTTTTAAGTTATTTATATTCTAGGTCTCTACGGCTAAAGCTTAAACCAGCTTTTGTAGAGCCACCCTAAAAAATTTTGTAAGATTCTTTATAGTTTATAACAATCTGGTATTCATATAGTTACAAACTATTTATAAAAAGATTGGACCATTAAAACATATTTTAAAATTCTGGAAAATAATCAGTAAAGTCTACCCTATATATAGCTATGTGGATTATTTCCATTTCGTTTAGTAATCAAATATGATTACTTAGGGAAACGGTTCTACAATGCCCTTCTTTAAGGCTCCAGATAGGCTGTATTAGACGTTTATAGTAAAAGTGAGGTAGGGTGGCTTATTATTTCAGAAAATGTTTCTAGCCATTAAAGTATATCTAACTTTACCAGGAAAAATCAGTAGGTTGTAACAAAAAGTATATAGTATTTGTGACAGAATTTATATTTCATAGTTTGTAAGTATTTATCATATATTAAGTTATAAACTATTTTATTATTTACGGGATTGTTCTATTTTGTAGAACGCTTGTCCCATAGTTTGGAAAAAACAAGTAACAACAATATAATTCAGTAACTTAACAAATATGTAGAGATAGTGAAATGACCGTGTAGTTAACAATAACTATTATGACAATTTGTAATTGCATGACAATTTGTCATTTAAAAAAATAAGTTATTTATTTACAATATGTTATAACTCAACTTTACAATTTGTCATGCCGTGACAATTTGTCACGATGTGACAATTTATCATATTTTCTGACAATTTGTCATATTGGTAAAACTACTAAAACTAGCAAATCTAGGCAAAGTATGTTCAATTATTGAACAGTCTAAAATTTTTTATTTCATAACTATATAAATTCTAATAACTTACAAACAATGACAAAATTATTTTAAAATATTTTGTCCCAAATTGCGTTTTTTGTCGTATAATAGTATTGAAGGGGTTGAGCGAAAGCGAAACACCTGAAATACCAATTAATTAAATATACTTGTTATACGGGTTTTTATTTATTAATTTTTAAAGAATCTATTCTTTATTAGCTAGTTTTTTAATAAGTAATAAATAATATAAATCAATGGTTATTAAAATTCGGGACGGCAAATCAAATTTCTATCGAACCTTAGATTTAGATAAAGGGGATAGGAAACTTATCCGTTTTTATAGAAAATTAGTAAAAAGTATGCTAAATGAGCCTGAAGGTATAAGAAGAAACCAAAAGGAAGGTTAATATATGGCAATCGATTTATTTGGTATAGCTAAAAGGCGAGAACTCTTAAAGGCTGCTCTAAAACGAGAAATAGAAAGAGAGATTCAGCCAAGTTCTCGTTCATATTTACAAGATTGGGACCAAAGGCAGGAAAAAGAAGGTAGAACACCTAAGATTAGTTATAGGCACTTAGAGACTATTTACAGAAGAGAATCTTGGGTTAGGGCTGTGATTGATGTTATTCAAAGAACAGCCACATCTAATGGTTATAGACTTATTGGCAAAGATACAAAAGAAATAGTAGACCCTACTAGTAAAGAGTTCTCTCCGATTATTTCTTTATTGGCTCATCCTAATAATGACGATACTTTAGAAGAAATTTTTGCTGAGATAGTTGTTGATTTGCATTTATATGGTGACGCTTATATTGAAATAGTTAGGGATAAGCTTGGAAATCCAGTTGCTCTTTATAATATATACGCCCCCTCGATTCGTGTTTTGGTAGATGAGCATGGAACTGTCTTAGGTTATATTCAAAAGCCTATGGGTATGTTGTCTGGAAATAACCAAGGCGTAAAATTTGAACCTAATGAGGTAGCTCATTTTAGGTTGCCAAATCCTGGAAATGAAGTTTATGGATTAAGCCCATTGGAAAGTTTGGAAATAGTTATTGAAACAGATTTATATGCTCAAGATTATAATAGAAACTTTTTTAAGAATCATGCGGTTCCAAGATTGCATGTTGACCTTGGAAATTGCACATTACCACAATTAAAACGTATTAGGGAATATTTTGCATCAGAGATACAAGGCGCTGCCAATGCTCATAAGACTATTGTTACAGAGGGCGGGGCAAAAATAACTCCAATAGGCGTTAAACCAAATGATATGGAGTTTTTGAATCAAAGAAAATTTAGCCGTGATGAAATTTGTAGTGTCTATGGCTGTCCTCCAATGAAGCTTGGAATTTTTGAAGACGTTAATAGAGCTTCTTCATTAGAGGCTGACAAATCTTTTAAGTCAGAAAAAATAATCCCATTACAAAGAATGTTGGCCAAGAAATTTAATAGTTGCGTAATTTCTACTTTTAATAAAATTGGCGAAAAGGTTTTATTTGAATTCGTTGAGGTTGACTTGCGTGATGCTAAAGAACAGGCGACAATTGACCAACTTGAAATTGAATCTGGTGTACTTAGTATTGATGAGGTTCGTAGAAAAAGAGGATTAGCTCCTAAAGGTAAAAAGTAAAAAAAGCTATTTTGCTTACAGCTATAAATAGAGATTGTCACAGCTCAAAATATAGAAAAGTTATGGAGTTTGTTGAATCTTTTTTGCTGTAAGCCCAAATTTAAATTATGATAGAAAATAAAAACACAAAAAATCCTGGAATAGTTATTGAAGATAAATATGCACAGCTTATAAGAAAACGTCTTAAGAAAGAAATTATAAGTATAGAAAATCTTCATAACTTTATTGGAAAAGAAATATATTTGTGTGGAAATTTTGTTTATGGTTCTATTATTTTAAACGAACCACTAAAACTTGATTCTTCTTTATTAGCTAATCATAGTAAAAGACATTTAATTAGCCAAGAAGATATATTAAAATTATGGTCAGATAATAATATTTTTTATGCTTATAGTTTTAGAATAAATAAAATTTTTAAGTATGGTATAAAATATAATAAAAATACCAATCATGGTATTATTGAAGATATAGAATTTTTAAATAAAAAAGATAAAGAGCAATTAGAAATGAAAAAAGAAACAATAGAGCAAGAAAAAGTTGAGTATTATAAAAATTATGAGGAAAAGCTTGACGAGTTAAAAAAATTAGAATTCTCAGAAAAATATAAAAGTGTTGTGGAATCTTTTTTGGTATTGTATGAACTTTATTTGAATAGGTTACTTAGTAAAGTTTATGATGGTGATGGGGTTGTTTTAAAACCAGCCCCCGACGTGACAGAGAACTATATTCGTGTTCGCATCCGTAGTCCTAAGACGATAGTTGAAGGAACTTTTAGAACTATTGTTATATCCGAGTCTGAGGGGATTAAAGGAATTATCGGGCGTTTAAAGAAAGACCCGACAGGGCCTACGCATATCCAATCCGTTCTGTTTGACAAGGAACGCTGGACGGTAGAACGTGCTGTTGCTTGGGTAAAAGACCACAGAGATTCACTTAAGAATATGTCTTATGTAAAATGTTTACATTGTGGAAAATATTTTGACTATTTGGCTGAAAAGGAAGCAGGTATGGGCTATGTTAAATGCCCACATTGCAAGGAGAATGTTGACCAAGAAGGAAAAACATATTCAGAAAAAAGTCAAGATAAATACATAGATAATAACTATATCCCAGAAGATAAGGACAAAGGAAAGCAAGAACCAAAATGGGTGTGGTGTAAAAATTGCGAAAACTCATTTGATTATTATAAACAATTATTAGACAATAAAAGCACAGTACTTTGTCCATATTGTGGGGCATTGGTAATTTTTGAGGAGACAGAATAATGTATAAAATGATACAGAAGAAGACGGATGAGGAGAAGCTGGTAGAAGCCTACATTCCACGTGATTGTGGCATAGTTTCAAATTTTTTGTGCACCAAGCCACACAAAATTCGCTCTATGGGAAAAAGTTACCCAGGATACAAGTCTGCTCTATTTTTCAAAGCTGTTAATGAAGTTGTAAAAGACTATGATGTTAGGGCCGTGTTTGATTTACATTATGGCCAAGTGGTAAGTCCAAGTTATTCATATTTGGAAGTTGGAAGAGGAAAAAGAGAAGAACTACTTATTACTGGCATGAGATTTTTAATAAAAGATAAAAAAGCACTAGCAGTATATGTTACTCCAGGATGGGGAACAGTAGATTTATACATGAGTTATAATGAAAAAGATTCAGAATTATCCATAAATTTTATGGAGCAAGTTGATAAATACATGGCAGACAATAATTTTTACAAAGGCGAGAAGATTGACGCTGCTGGGCAGTTTTTACCTATTCCTGAGTTGGATTTTGATGATGTGCAGTTACCAGAGGACCAGAAGCAAAAAATAAAAGTTGGGGCATTGGATTTCTTTAGTAAAAAAGAGTTATATGAAAAATCAAAATTGCCCTTTAAAAGGGGTATGATTTTTGCGGGGCTGCCTGGCACAGGAAAAACTTTAGTGGGAAAGATTCTGATGAAGCGAGCTAACTGCACCTTTATCTGGGTGGAATCTTCGGCTGTTCATTACGCATCTGACATAAAGCATTTATTTAGAATGGCTTCCGAATGTTCTCCTGCGATATTATATCTTGAAGATGTTGATGATTTTTTAAAAAGTGATGGTTGTATTGATGCTCTTAAGACTACAATGGATGGAATGAAAAATGTTGATGGTATAGTAACTATATTAGTAACCAATAGCCCATCAGCATTACCTAAAAGTTTAATTTCAAGACCGTCGAGATTTGATGATGTTCTGGTATTTCAATTACCAGATAAGGATTTACGACATAGAATTTTAAGTAAAATTGCAGAACCACTGCAAATAGAAAATAAAGAAAGCATTTTAAAAGAGTTGGCTGATAAAACTGAAAAATTAACTGGGGCGCATCTTAAGGAATTATTAATTTATGCGCTGCTTTTATCTGCTGACTGTGGAAGGGATATTATAACCGAGGATGATATAGCTAAAGCTCTTATTAAAGTTTTTGGAACAATGGATACTGTTGATAATAAAATAAGAGATGTAGATATGAAAAATTTAGTTTGTGAATTGAGAAAAAATAATGTTAAATAACATAGAAAAAGAAGATTTATATAGATTATACTATATTGAAAAGAAAACTATGCAGCAAATAGGTGATATTTATAATTGTGATAGAAAATTAGTATCTAAATTACTTAGAAAATATGATTTGAGAGAAGGCACTAAATTTTTGAGTTTAAAAATAGGAAAAAAACGTCTTATTAAATTATATATAGAAGAAGATTTTACTATTGATAAAATTTCTAAAATGTTAGGTTGTGCTTGTAGTACTGTAGTAAGTAGATTAGAACTTTTTAAAATACCAATTAAGAGCATGTCAGATTCTGTAACTAGGATTAAAATAAGTAAAGCAGAATTGGAAAGATTATATATAGTTGAGAAAAAATCTTCGTTAGCTATAGGTAAAATTTATGGCTGCTCAAAAAGTGTAATTCTTAAAAATTTAAAAAAATATGGTATAAAAAGAAGAACTGGTAAAGAATCACTGTTACTTGGTAATTATAAAGGGCCAAATAGTCCAGTTTGGAAGGGTGGTCCTCCTAAATGTAAAATATGTGGAGTTACTTTAGGTGGTTATGAGTCTGAGCATTGTAAGGAATGTAATAAGATTTTTCAAAGAATAAGGTATGCTGGTAAAAATAACCCAATGTATGGTAGGCGCAGGTTTGGAAAAGATAATCCTAATTATATAGATGGCAGGTCTTCTTTAAACATATTAATTCGTGATTTAGCAGAATATAATGACTGGAGAAAACAAGTATTTGAACGGGATAATTACACATGCCAAGAATGCGGAGATAATACTGGTGGAAATCTACACGCACATCACATTAAGCCTTTGGCTGTTATTTTATTAGAATTTCTTAATAAATTTAGTAGATTTTCTCCTTTGGAAGAAAAAGAAATTTTATTGAGGCTTGCGCTTGACCACGAAGATTTTTGGAATGTCGCTAATGGAAAAACACTTTGTAATAAATGCCACGACGCAATTAAAAAAGACACAATAAATACAATTACACAAATTAAAAATCAGGAGATTAAAAATGAGTAATGATTTATTTAGAGATTTAACATTTAAAGTATATTCTTCAACTTTTGAAAAATCAGAAAAGGATGGAAGAAGGCTGATACGTGGCTACGCATCGACCTCGACAATGGATTTAGAACGAGAAATTATTTCTCGCAAAGCTCTTGAAAAAGCAAGGAATGACTTGCTTAAAAATCATACTGTCTTCATCGAGCACAACCATTCAGCTTTAATGGCTTGTGGTAAGGTTGTTGACTGTATTTTAGATGATAAAGGTTTGTTAATCACCGTCGAGCTCAGTCGTGCAAAATTCGTGGATGACATTTTTGTACTATGTCAAGAAAATATCCTTAATAGTTTTTCAATTGGTGGCATTGTTGTTGATGGACACGATGAACGAGGAGAAGATGGAAAATCATATTATGTTATAGATGAAATTTTGATATTAGAGGTAAGTATCGTGGGTATCCCGTGTAATCAAGAAGCAAAATTTTCTGTACTAAAATCATTTAACTCTGCAATCGCAGAACAAATAAAACAAAAGGAGGAAAGTCAAAAAATGGCCAAACAGGACAAACAAGAGGTTGTAAAAACAGAGGCTCCTCAAGAGCCTATAGTTGAGCAACCTAAAGAAGTTGCTGTCAAGGATGTTGCATTAGAAGAAAAACAGGAAGTTGTAGAAGCTCCTAAAGCTCCAGAAGTTGCTTTAGAAGTCGCTGCCGAAGTTAAGAAAGAAGAGACTGTAGAGGTTGCCAAGGAAGTAATTGAAGAGCCAAAACAAGAAGAACCTGCTTTAGTGGCTAAGGAAGTTGAGAAACCAATCGAAGAAAAGAAAGAGGAAATTGTTGAAAAGCAAGAAGAGGTCAAATCAGAACCAGTAGCTGAAGTGGTTAAGGAAGTAGTAGAAAAAGCTACTGAGGTTATTGAACAGGCCAAGGTTGACGAAACTCCTTCTGAAAAAGCAGAGGAAAATCCTAAACCAGAAGAAAAAGCAGAGTGGACAACTGAGTATATTAATACTTTGCCTAATTCGTCTTTTGCGGTTATTGAGCCAGCTTATTTGGAAGGTAAAACAGAAGATAAGAATGCTCGTCATTTACCTTTTAAAGACGATAACGGTGATGTTGATTTGCCTCATTATAGGAACGCTTTGGCAAGAGTAAATCAGATTAAGCCTATTACTGATTCTATTTCTGAAGCTGATTTAAGAAGTCAAGCTGCTGCGGAATTAGAAAAGTATAGGGATTTATTGGAAGAAAATAAATCTGAAAAATCTACAGAAGAAAAGATTCTTGAGGCTTTAGCTCTTATAATTGAGAAGCTTTCTGCTTTAGATAAAAAAGAAGTAACAGAAAAGAAAGAGGAAAAACCAGAAGAAAAACAAGAAGAGTATGAATGTGAGTGTTTAGCTTGTGGTGAAGTAGTTAAGACTACAGAACATTGTGGGGATATTAAGTGCCCTAAATGTGGTGGAGAAATGCGAAGGAAAGAAAGACCAGGAGTTGGTAAAGAAGCAGAAACTATTGTTGAAAAGAAAGTAGAAGAAAAAGTCATTGAGAAAAAAGAAGAAACACCAACAAGAAAAAGTTTAGCAATAGTTGTTCCTTCTCCTTATGACGAAGAAGCAAAAGAAGTAAATCCTAAAGAAGAGGAAAGAACTAAAAATGTTGGTTGGAGTAAATTGATTTTTGGAAAATAAAAGTTAATCTACCTATTTATTAGGAGTCAAATATTTGAGAAAGGAGAAATAATAATATGAGTTTAGACGATGCAATTAAGAAAGCAATTGGTATTACGGTAGAAAAAGCATTAGTTACTAGCGACGAGGGTGATTTTATCCCAAAGGAATACGCTGATGAGTTCATTAACTTAGTTCGTGAGAAGAATTGGTGTAGACAACTTTTTACGGCTATTAAGATGACTGCTGCTACGATGTATATTCCTAAAGTTACTGGAGATGCTAATGTTTACTACATGTCTACTGAAGTTGCTGCTCCAACAGAAAGCAAACCTACTTATGCTGCTGCTGGTTCTGTTAAATTAGAGGCTAAAAAGTTAATGGGTTATTGCCAGGTTTCTAACGAATCTGACGAAGATGCCAAAATCGCTATGATGCCGCTAATCAAGGAATCTTTTGCTGCCTCTATCGCTAAAGCTGAAGAGGAAGCAATGGTGGTTGGCAAGTATGTGGCTTTTGCTGCTCCTTCTGATAGACGTAATGCTTTTGAAGGATTGCTCAAGTTAGCTAAAGACGCTACTCAGACGGTTGCTTATGCAACTAGTCTTATTGCTACTATTGAAGCTGCCCGCAGAAAATTAGGTGTTCATGGCCGAGATGTTAAAGACCTTGTTCTTATGGTTAATAGCTACACGGCTTCTGCACTTCGTCAGATTGAACAAGTAAATACTATTGATAAATATGGTGCAGGTGCTACAATTCTTTCTGGTGAGGTTGGAAAAGTTATGGGTATTACAATCGTAGAAAATGCGTATATTCCTTTGGATAATACGGATGAAACTACACTGTATGCTCCCGCTAATGCTAATAAAGGGGTTGCTCTTTTAGTTAATAAGAAATATCCTATTATAGGCGATAAAAGACAGGTAAAGTTTGACCAAGATAAAGTTATTTCTACAGATTCTGTAGAAATCGCTATTTCTGAGCGCATTGGTTTCACAGTCCAGCATGTTGAAGGACTTTGTGAAGTCACTGGCTTGGCTAATGGTATTTAATCTTAGTTAAATATACTTGTTAAAAATATACCCGAATGTAGGGCTGGCTAAGGTCGGCCCTACTGAAGGGCTTTTTAAAAGATAAATTAAGGATTACTAAAATGGACTTCTTAAGTGACTGGAAATTTTGGACTTTTATTTTAGGTTGTATTAACCTTATTGGAATAATTCTAGTTGGTATTTTTAATAAATTATCTACCGATAGACTTACCAATAATGATTTACGCCACCTTTCTAAAGATGTGAATGAAATAAAAGAAGAACAAAAATGTATGAAGGTTAAGATAGTTGAACTTTCAGAGTCTGTGGGCTATCTTAAGGGCAAAATTGAAATTTAAAATAAAAGTCAAGCTCTATTAGTCGGAGCTTTTTTAAAAATGAGTTATAGGAACTCGACACCAAAATCGCAAGGTGATATTAAAAATAATCTGCGGAAAGACTACTAAAATAAAATTTAGGAGAAAATAATATGGCTCAATTATATGGATGTTTATATGAGGCTGGAGAGCCTGGAGATTTCAAACCTCTCGCATGCACAAAACAGGCAGATGGCTCATACGTATTGAAATGTGACACCGAGCTTAGTGTCGATGCGCTCACCCTAGAGATTAACAATATCCAAGTTGGCTCGACGGATAATACAAAAAATAATACTACATATCTTAAAACAAAAGCAGATGGAACAGTTTATGTTGAGGGTAGTGTTACTATTGTTAGTTCTGGGACACCTGCTCACTATAATGGTACGGCAAATCTATTATCGGCCACTGTTAATTTTGCAGGAACTACAAAGCATGTTCAAATTGAAAATATGGATGTGGCTAAGAGTCTTTATGTGTCATTTGATGGTGGAACAAATTGGAGAACAATACAACCTGGATATATTTTTGATATTGACTGTGCAATTACTAGTTTAGATATTAAAGCATCTGCCGACGTGTGCTCCTACGAATTGCTTAGTGTTGAATGATAACTTTATTGTGAATCGCAAATAATTTGCGGTGCATTAATTAGTGAATAATAAAGGAGAAAAAGATGGGTACACATAAGTTTCATGCACGTAACAAAGATTTGTATCTTGCTACGGATGGTAGTAGATTACTTTATGTAGATATTAGTAGAACAGATTCATATGTAGAAAATGGCACAATTACAAAACCATTTAAAACTGTTCAAGCTGCGATTAATTACGCAGAGACATTAACGCCTTCCTACGATAATCCTATAGGTATTGTTTGCCCGCCTGGAAAATACACAGAACAAATAACTGTTAAATATGCTGGAATTCATTTATATGGTTATGGCCAGTATGTTACTAGGTTTGAGAGGGCTGGCACTTGTCTTATTATTCAGGATAATGGGGTAGACCCAGAACCTTGGGATATGAAGGTTGTTGGAATTTCTTTTAGAAGCACAACTGCTGATTATTCTGTGGTTGTTCAAGGCATTGCTGGAACAAGTTTGGCGGGAAATGAATTACAATTTAGGGATAGTAATATAGGTGGAACTAATGGAATCCATATAAATCTTGCTAATTATATTGATTTTCAGAATACTTATATTAGTGGCGCTCAACTTTATGAGCAAGTGTCTGGTATTTGGTGTGAAGATAGTGAATCTTCTGGAGCAATTACAGTAGATTGGGACAATGCTGGAGACAAACCTTCTGATGGAAGCCATTATGGTATTAACTTTATTAGGCATTTGCCAAGAGGAGCAATAACACTTTTAAATGCTGGGGCAATTGGAGAAGATTATAGACCAAGAATTTTAGATGACACAGTTACTGATTCTGAAAAAATATGGTCTTCTGAAAAAATAAGTAAATTAGATGCACAATCTGGTGCTGGAGCACCAACTTTAGTTACTCCTGATTATATTGGACAAATATATAGAGACACTACAAATGATAAAACATATGTAGCTAAAAGCTTTACTCAAGGTGATTGGGAAGAAATTGGAGCTGGTGGTGGGGTAATGTCCCAATATGTAACAGTAGGAACATCTGGAGCAGATTATAACAATTTCGATGATGCCATAGATTATTTGAACACATTAAATGGCGGTCGTATTATAGTAACCACCGACATGGTAATAACCTCTACAGCAGTAAAGGATATTTCACATATTCAAATAGAGGGATGTAATTTTTATTCTGGGACAATAAAAATAAGTAAAACTGTAAATGGTGGTTATTGGTATGGAAAAAATGTTTATATAAAAGATATACAATTCAATAGAATGGCCGATACTGGAGCTAATGAAATTTATCGTTTTACAGCAGATTATCAGGATTTAACATTGGAGTGGGTTAGCTGTATTGGTTTTGGAGCACCCTTTAATTCACCAAAAGTATTTAATATAAATGGCTTTGAATCCCATATTTTAACAAAAGGTAATTGTTTATTAGGAGCACAAGCAGCTGATTGGCATCCTTTTTTAAATCCATTAAAGCTAGTACTTCATATATATGATAGAACGGGATTTTATGGGGCAAGTGATACTTTTGATGCTTGTTTTATGACGGATTCTACAGTAATTGAAGGTACACCTACTTTTACAACTCCAGGTCATCCAGTTAGAATTAATAAGGCATCTGGTATGGATAATGATTCGAGTGTTACTGGCGATACTGTCAAGGATGCTTTAGAAACATTGGGAGCTATTTTACCTGTTCCTGGGCCTACAGGTCCAACTGGGCCCGCTGGTTCTGAAGGTCCGACAGGTCCAACTGGAGCAGATGGTTCTCAAGGTCCAACAGGCCCCACTGGAGCAGAAGGTCCGACTGGCCCAACTGGTTCTGGTGGATATACTTTGAATTTGCCAGCAACCACCATAGCAAATGGAGAGTCAATACAGTTATATAGATTTACAGTTCCAGCAGGATTGTCTGTTAAGGTTTGGGCAGCGGGGTTAGCGAGTGTTGGCGGTACTCAAGTTGCTGGAGCAAAAATACAAATATACAACGAAACGGATGTAGTAGAAGCATATTCAACTAATGCTACATTGGTTACTGGTAATCCAATTACCACGTTAAGTTTAGCAGAAAAGGATATTTCAATAAAGGTATTGAATGACAGCGGGCTATCAGGTGATTTTAACGGGTTTATAAGCATAACCGTAGAATAAGGCATACTAAATGGCAAACTCATTAACTGACATAGTAAAAGTAGGTTCAAGAACCATTCACAAAAAAGTTGTGGATAATAAAATAAAATATGTTCCAACTAATTTAGAAGGAACTGTAATTTATTATCCTATGGAAGAAAAGACCATAAATCTAACCTTAGACCATAGTGCTCTTAATACAAATCATGGAACAATCTATGGGGCTATTGAATGTGCTGGAAAAATAGGAAAAGGACTACAGTTCGATGGGATTGATGATTATGTAGATTGTGGCAATGTTATAGATGTTACAAATAAATTAAGTATAATAGGATGGGTTAAATTTCCTCTTGACTGTTACGGAGTGTTGGTAAGTAAATTTGAAAATGGCTATAAGAGGTGGCATATACTTATAGATGGAGATTCTTATATCTATTTTACAGTTACTGATACTGATAATATGGGAGGTAAGTTTTATGGTGCTGCATCCTTGGCTAATACTTGGGTTCATTTAGCAATGGTGTACGACGGGGCTTTAATAGGAAATGTAAATAGAGTGAAGATATATGTAAATGGGGTGCAGAAGACTTTAAGTTTTTATGGTCCTGATATTCCATCCGCATTTCCAGTTATAAGTGCTAACGTACAAATTGGAAGGCAAGGAATTTATTATTCTAAAGCAGCATTTGATGAAATAAGAATATATAATAGAGCCTTAACAGAGCAAGAAATTTTAGCAAGTTATCAACAGGAGTCATAAATATGTCGAAAAATTATTTGGAAATTATTGAGCAATTGACTGAAGAAGAAATGTTAATAAAACAACCACAGGAAGTAAGAATTGAAGTATCCTCAAAAGAAGACGCAATAGAAAAACTAGATATATATGAGCCAGCTTTTATTGGTTTAAATTATGTAAAGAGATACCACATTTGTAAACACGAAGAAGGACAACCTTGTGAAATAGAGGTACTATAAATTGGTTGACGTAAAGGGCGGACGCCTTTCTGACCCAACATATTGGAATCCATATGACCTAACAAGTCAAATAAATGGAATAACAGATACATTTACCATTCCAGCGGCTTATGTCTCTGGTAAGATTTTAGTATTTCTTAATGGCTTAGAAAGAATAGTAGGAGCACTAAAAGACTATACTGAGTTAAGTGATACGCAAATTAAGTTTAATTATGTTCCAGTAGTTGGAGAACATTTAGAAGTTTGGATAATTAAAAAATAAAAAAATAACTTGTCCCAAAAGTCATTTTCCGTCGTATAATAAGAGTGGAAGATAACCTACAAAACCAGGAGGAAAGAAGATGGATGAAGCTAAAAAGAGAGATAATCGTGCAGAGGTCGAAAAGGTGGGGGTCGCTTGGTCCCGTGAGTTTCGTAATAAAAAGAAGGGCTTGAAGCTATCCATCCGTGGTGAAATATTTGTGGCTTATGAGAATACAAAAAAGGCCAAGAACACCGATGTTGATTACGTAATTTGTAAGTTTAAAGATTTGCCAAAAAAAGAAGAAAAATAAGTAAGGATTTTAAATGAAAAAGTATGATTTTATAACTAAGGAAATTTTAATAGAAAAATATAAAGAATTGCCTATTTATAAAATAGCAGAGGAGTTTGGTTGTAGCTTTACTGCCGTAAGAAACAAATTATCAAAGTACGGTATTCCAATAAAAATTGTTAGCGAACAAAGAATTAAAAAATATAATTTTATAACAAAAGAATTACTATATGATTTATATTGGAACGAAAATAAATCTCTTGCTAAGGTTGCAGAATATTTTAAGTGTAGCGTATATATTATTTTAAAAAAGATGAAAGAATATAATATAAAAATAAGAACTCTTAAAAAAGCTGCTATTGGGCATATTCCTTGGAATAAAGGAAAAAAGTGCCCACAATTAGCTGGAGAAAATAACCCTAATTATAAAAATGGGAAGACACATAATAATAAATGTATTGATTGTGGTAAGATTATACATAGGAAGTCTATTAGATGTAATAGGTGTATGGGTATAAATAGAAGAAAACTTGGTTTATTTAACGGTAGGTTTAGTTCTCAATGGGAAGGCGGGTTAACTTCTTTACATAGGTTAATAAGAAATTCTTTTGATTTTGAAACATGGCGTAATAATATCTTAAAAAGAGATAATTATACTTGTCAAGATTGCGGTAAGCAAGGAGGAGATTTAGAAGCTCACCACATAAAAACTTTCTCTGAAATATTATCAAATTTTCTAAAAGAATACGACCAATTTTCTCCAATCGAAGATAAAGAAACCTTAGTTAGATTAGCATTGAAGTATGAACCTTTTTGGGATATAAATAATGGTAAAACGGTATGTAGAAAGTGCCATATGAAAATACATAAATATTTAATTAGTATTAAGGTATAAAATATGGAAAGATATAACCAGATACATGGTGGCAAAGATATAAAAGAAAAAACCATAGATGAGACTAGGTTAATTTCTTCGGGGATTCCAAAGGGATGGGTTCTAAAAGTCCAAGCAGACGGGTCATTAGCTTATCAGCCTGTTATGGATTACGATGGAGATTTGAGGCTATTTTTATTTGAAGGTTAAAATTTACAAACACGTGGTAAGCGCTTACCAAAATGAATATTTTGGTGAAATAAGTAAGAAAGGAGAAAACAAAAATGACAACTTATAGAACAGTTATTGCTGATTTATTTGAATGGCAGCAAGCTTGTGATACTAAAGCAAATAGCCCAGCAGGTAGCGAGGCTAAAGGTTATAGATATTTAATTTCTGGAGTTGGTAGTGGTATTTTTACTGGCCAAGATAAAAAAATAGCAACAGCAAAAATATTAAATCCTACACTAGCTTCAGACTTTTATTTTGATGCTCCTTTAGAAGGAATGATAACATACCTCAAAGATGAAGACGAGCATTATAAGTATGAAAATGGTGCTTGGGCAATTTGGAGTGTAGTTGGCCCGACGGGACCTACAGGTCCGACGGGAGCTACTGGGCAAACGGGAGACACAGGTCCAACTGGTCCTACAGGTCCGACGGGAGCTACTGGGCAAACGGGAGACACAGGTCCAACTGGTCCTACAGGTCCGACGGGAGCTACTGGGCAAACGGGAGACACAGGTCCAACTGGTCCTACAGGTCCGACGGGAGCTACTGGGCAAACGGGAGACACAGGTCCAACTGGTCCTACAGGTCCGACGGGAG